ATGAACCATTAGATTCAACAGTAACTGTGACATTATTAGCGATCTCAAAACCACCAATAGGAGAAGCAGAAAAACCTGCACGAAATTCATCGCCTTGAGAAGGTCCGATTGAAACATTCTCAGTTAATATATGTCCATTGGTTCTGATAATAGAATCATTACCAACATTTGGACCTCCACCACCAACAGATGTCCAACCAGGATTTCCTTGACCATCAGCATCTGCTTTATAAACCTCTGCAGAATCTAAGGAAGTATTGAATCTCAAAGTTCCTAACGAAACACCAGTAGGTCTTTGTCCAGTTGTACCTGCAGGTAACCTAAAAACACTATTAGTATTTAGAAAAGATAATGTTGTGATAATTGCTTGCGTGGAATCAGCGATCTGATTTCCACTTATTCTTTTTACTGCCATATCAGAAAGTGATCCTCCGTTCTATTTAGATAGGTAATTCAAGAATATGAACTGTATCAGAAGCTAAAGGTGCATCGCCAGATGCAAATACAACATTAGCACCATTAGTATCAACAGTATAGTTTGTTCCACCAATCTGATTTACACCATTTAAACATACAATAACTGAGTTAGCAGTATGTTTAATGTTTGGATTAGCGTAGGTAGTAAGAGCAAAGGTTAATGTTGCACCATCACCAGTGTATGTGCGAGTGATGTATTTGGAAGCAGAGTTACCACCATTACCTGTCACCACTAAATCACCATCAATTCTTACATCACCTTGTAGATTTACTCTATAATCATTGTTGACAGCAGTACCAATACCGATAATTGTGCTACTGTTGTAAGAACTAATATTGATCTCACCAGTATCCGTGAGACCAAACTCTTTCCATGCTCCATTGTAGTATATCCAACCAAGCGACTTGCCAGGTGACCAGTTAATATTATAAACAAGGTCGCCATCAGCAGGTGTGTCGTATCCTGTGATATTGGCAAAACTAGGAAGTCCATTTGCATCTTCGGGTGCTAATAGAGTTTGTTTAATTACAGTACCATCTTGGTTATTGTATGTTATTTTCTTGGCAATTATATTATCTGTAAAAGATGTTTGACCTTGAAATGTAACAGGACCTGCAAATATTGATTCTAATTGGTTTGATGCTCCACCAATTACAGTCAGTTTATCAGTCAATACTAATTCAGAGAACGTTTCGATAGTTGTGTTCTCTTCTCCAACAACGTTCAACTGTGCAATATCTTCATTAGTAATCTGACCTGTAACTGGGTTGATAACTTGGTTACCAATAAATAAGTCTCCATTTGAGTTCAATCCTGAGTAGAAAGAAACACCCGCTTCTTCTTTAATTGACTGTGAGAATCTAATTTGCTCTTGAGTTAATGTCTCTACCTGTGTTTGAGGGAAGGCAGTTGAGTAGTTACCAGGACCAAAACCAAGATATTCAAATGTATGGTTACCTGATCTTAGAATAGAATGTCGTCTAAGTTCTACATTAATAGGAGCAACAGTTCCATCTAAGTTTTCTCGAATATTAATTTTACGGGTTTCTTCATCACCTGCACGGGCAGTTAAATCAATGTTAGATAATCTTTCGTTAACTGAGTCATAGTTTGGAGTTGTACCTGGTTGTGTCCAACCTGTATCTGTGAGTAAGAACTGTATTCCCTCTTTAGTAATACTTCTCTTAGGGTCTTTTGCAGGTGTTGGCGATGCTCCATCAGTTGCATTGACAAGACCGATAGTAACATTATCAGCAACAGATACTGCAGCTGCAGGATCAGCTATTGGATTATCTCTGTCAAATGTAGGATATACTTCATTAACATTTTGAGAGAACTTTCTATCATCAAAGTTTGATGTTGAAGGTGCGATAGATGCACATAATAAGGTGAGATAATAAATTCCATCATTCACCCCTCTTTCAAATGCTTGAACGATCTCAATATCATAGATGTAGAAAGCACGTTGTAAAGCATAAGAAGTTGTATCTGTATTCAATGGTTGCATTACGAAACCAGAGATAGGGTCTCTTGGTAGAGGATTAGTTTTGTCCTTATCAATTACATATCTAACTCTATAAGTTCTATCTTGTAAATCTCTTGGGTCAGGTATTCTCTTAAGGAATGTAGTTGGTGTGAAGTTTACATTATTATATTGTGTATTAGTTGATAATGTAGTGTAGATTGCATTATTAGTTGCAGATACAGTCAAATACCAACCACCAATTTGACCTGCTTGTCCGCTAATTGTATATGTATTACTATCATATTGTAATGGAGAACCAGCTACACCAGCAGATAAACCTGATACACTAGGACCATAAGGAGATATACTTGCTGACTGAACAGATGCAGAAGTTGCACCTTGAGCTACTAACAAACAGTTAATTTTATCTGCTACAGCACTTGCTCCAGTTCCGTCTTGTCTTGCTCCAACTGTAAAACCTTGAACTCGTGTTGTTGGTGGAGATGTTTCCACTGTGTAACCATAGAGATATAATCTAGTACCAGGTGTTGCTCCTTGACCTGCAAGTGCAGCGTTAATTGTTTTAGTTCTTTGAATATCAATGTTAACCCAGTTAATTGAAGTCTCTTCACCAAAGATAACATTGTTTGTAGTGAAAGTTGCAGTGTTAGTAGCAGATAATGTAACAACTCTTGTATTGGTATTAATAGATGATACAGTTGCTCCATCACCAATACCAGTTCCACTAACAGTCATTCCTTGAAGAATCCCGTTAACAGACCCGTCGTTTGCTAGAGTTATTGTTGATGCACCATTTGTACCAGCAGCAGTTGTAGAAATTGTGTTAAGTGCTTTAGGTGGAATGATATGTGTTATTGCACCTGCTTTATCTTTTGAAAATGATTTCTTTTTAAAACCAGCAGACCTTAGAGCAGTGTTACCAAAGTTAGAGTTAGAGTTGGTGATTGACATATCACCACCGCTTAATGCAGTAAAGTGTCCTTGATATCCAACAGCGAACACCGAAACTGCCTGTATAAATGAGTCATTTGAACACTTAATATGTTCATGACCCCACCCCTTTCTATATTCAGCAAAACCATCTAAGTGAGCTCCATCACCTGCTGTTGCTACATCATAGTTACCAGTTGATTGATTATATCTTACAAATGCTCTGTCATCTTTTTGTAGTGACAGTCCAGTAAACTGAGCAACAACCATTGATTTGAAACCAGTTGCTTTAGCACCATTTGCGTGCATACCGTTCATACCCCATACACTTCTTAGTGATAAGTTGAATGCGTAAGGTGATGCTGAGTCAACAGTATCAATCTCAGTTTTCACCGTAATATTAGAACCTACAGCATTTCCTGAGGGTTCGCTTGACATCTGGTAAGTAAATACGTTACCAGATGCAGACGTGACAGTAAATGAACCATTGTAAATTCCTGCATCAGCTTCAGACTGAGGACCTGTTGAACCTGTGACACCACTAACGTTAATGTTTACTCCAACAGAGAATCCATGATCTCTTGGGTTATCAAATTCATCAACTGTAACTGCTGTTGCTGTGTTTCCATTACGAGTAACCTGTAAGACTCTGTATTCATCAGATATCGGACCAACAATTCTATTTTCCTCAACCCTTGCCTGTATTTGGTCAGCAGCAGGATCTCCAGAAGTATCAGGAATTGTTGCAAATGCTTTTGATACTTTTTGATAGTATATTTCTAAATCAGTTCTTTCAAGAATATTAGGAACAGCAGAGTAATCTCCGTTAGGTACAGTTCCACCTGTAATTAATGATGCAAGGTTATTTAATCCATCAGCAAACTCAAAACAAGTAAGTCTATGATGAGAAAACTTAGGTGCTAGTGTTTCTACACTATCAGGTTTGTAATATACACCCTCTTCAGCACCATCAAAGAATGAGAATTGCCAGAAGTAAGTTCCACCAGTTACTTTAAAGACTGCTGTTCTTGGTGGGACTTGAGACTCTGTATTAATGCCTTTGGCAGGAAATGTAGTAGGATAAGGAACATACTTAGGTATAATCTTAGTTCTTCTAAGATCAGTCCCAACAAGTGAACAACCTCTTGGAACAATAATACCGCCCTCAACAGAGTTATATTTGTAGAGAACATTGTTAGGAGATGATAAGTCTAGGTTTGAGTTAGCATCAATCGGAGCAACGTTAGTATATAAAATTTCACCTGGTCTATTATCTACAATATATTCAGCAGGATAAAGCATGATACTAAAAGCATCAAATTCGTCATTACTTAGACCAACTCTATATGAAAATCTTGCTACTTCTAAAAATGCTCGTTGAATAGATTTAAAAGGTCGCAAAGCAGAGTTACCTCTGTTGTCAATCGCATCAGAGGCATCAAAGTCGTCTGGGTTGACGTATATAATACGTCCAGTTCTGGACGTAATAATATTCTTTAGTCTAGTTAGTGACATCTTTTAACTGCTTTTTAGTTATTTATTGAAGGGATTAACCACCACCTTCTCCACCACCACCGCTTGCGGACTGGTTGAAGGTTTGTGTTGTGAATCCAGTTGTAACATCTTCAAATCCTACAAGACTGAAAGAATTATTTGCAGTTGTGCTATTAATAACTACTCTTTCAGCAGGACCTACAACGATAGAAGTAATTTTATCTACTTCATTATTACCATTGGTAACACCATCTACAATATAGTTTTCTGCTTCAAGTGCAGTAGTAGCAACTGCAACTGAACTAACAGTCACCGTACTCCTAGATGCAGTTCCGAGTTTAGGAACATCTCGGAAAGTATCAGTAGAGAAATCTGCTGATCCAATTCCTTTCACAACATATAAAGAAGTTCCATCATACTTACGAACGTAACCATAAGGACCTGCTGTCTGTGCTGTTACTGTGTATGTAACACCACCGACTGTGAATGTATCAGTCGAGTTAGTCCAAGTACCATCAATATCGTAAGCATAAAACTCAGTATAAGTTGGTGCGTTTGACACAGAAATAGACCTATCAGAACCACCATAAGCACTATTAGCAGCAGTTCCTGTAGTTCCTTCGTAAGTGTATAATGTATCAGGTGGAGTTCCTTGTGAGAAATCATACTGAATATATGCAGTTCCACCACTACCTGCTGTTCCTACAGCAGTTCTACCAGTAGTGTATTCAGTTCCGTCATCTTCAGTACCTGCTGTATTATCAGGACCCCATTCTCCATTAACAGTTGAAGATAGACTCCAATCTAATCCTGACATTGAACTGTCAGAATTATCAAACCTATAGATTCTATCATTGAATACTGTCAATGTATCTGTAAGATATAAGTTATAAGTTCCACCAGCAGTTGTAACTGAATATGCAAATTCATTCGTTGCACTACCAACACCACCAGTTGATACAGTTCCAGTTCCACCACCAGAACCAGTTACAGCGTCACCATCAGCAAATTCAGATCCAGATCCATTAATGGTAGAAGGACCGATAGTAACAGCAGAAGCACCTTCACCAGATGATGCTAAAATTGTAGCAACTGTAGTATTACCACCAGTTCCTTTTGTAATTGTTTGACCAACTGCAAATGTTCCATTAATCGATTCTAATGTAATAATCCTAGCAGCAAACTTTTTAATGTAAATAGTTGTAGTAGGTGGTGTGTAAAAAGATTCAAATATTAATGACGATTCTTTGTCGTCCGAAGTAATTTTAGTACCTGGTGCAAACAGAGAGTTTGCTGCTGCTATTGGAGTATTGACGGTGAATCTATAATCAGTAATTGCATCACCTTTATGTAACAAGTAAGTTGATGCGTCTAATACCAATTTTTGATCATAGTTTTTAAGTCCGACCTTATATGCGGAACCAGTTCCGTCGTTTGCAACAGTCAATACAGCAGACGCACTACTATCAATAGGAGCAGAATACAGCACCGTATTAGTGTTTGCCGAGGGTTTTGATTGTGCAAGAATACCTTGATTTGCCATTTTTTAAATTAGAATCCTGCGTAAAAGAATTGTTGTAGTCTAGTTCGACCAGTTAGGTTTGCTGCTCCAATACCTGCACCAAAGTTAACATCTTCAGTAGTAACGTTTTCTGTAGATAACAGCGTAGCATCAGCATCAGGAAACTTAATTGTTCTTCCTAATGTTATGTTACTCATGTCCAAAATAACTGAACCAGTGGTATTACCAAATTGTTTCAGAGTTGGACTAAATAACGTTTTGTTTGTTAGAGTTTGCGTAGCAAGTTCAGTAACAAGAACGTTATTGGTTGCAGTAGGATTATTTAGTAAAGAAGTCTGAGGGAACTCAAATACTTCGTTAGATAATGTATTTTGATTAGTTACAGAGAATGTAATCTTTTTAGTATTAGTTGTAGGGTCTTGTAAGATTAAAGTTTCTACAACTTTGTTCTGTAGTGTCTGAGTGGCATCAGTTCCAACTAAAGTAATATTTGCATCAGGAACTGTAATTGTTCTATTTGCTGATAATGAAGAAGTATTCATTATAGCGTAAGAAGTTCCAATCTCTGCATTTGGAACAAACTTTACATCAACAAAAGTTTTACTAAGAACTGTTTGTTCAGTCTTTGTATCAAGTAATGTTGATACTGTAGCAGTTGGTTCAGCAGTAGTAGTAACTGTACCTGCATCAGGTAAGAAATAAGAACGTCTTGCACTAGAGGTAGTTGGCCAGTTAATCTGGAAAATTGCTTCTTCAGTGCCATCAGTAATAACAAAGTTATCTTCATCAATGAGAAGAGTTTTATTTGTTAATGTTTGTTGTGTATCAGTTCCAACTAAAGTTGTTCCATTACCCGAAGTAATTGCGGGTAGTGTCATGATACGAGTAGTAGTTCCAGTTCCTACGTTAGAAACTTCAAACCTTGCCTTAGGACCTTGTGCATCTTCTAAGATAAAGTCACCATCAGCCATCAAGAACTGACCCGTAACTTTAACAGCACCCGTTCCTTTCGGTGCTAAAACAATATCTGTATTGTTTGCAACACTATCAACAGCAGTCATATACAACGAAGTATAACTACCACCATTATCAATCCTAGACATATATAAACCACCATTACCAAAACCTAGACCAATTTGGTCATATGCGTTTTGGTACAAACCAGTGTCCCTGTCCAAATCAAAGCAAAGACCAGGATTACTCTTAGAGCCTCCTGATACACCTTTGTGCAGTTGATTTATTTTTGCTTTTCTATTTGGAATCAAAGGGTCAGATACAACCACTGGTAAAATTGCTTCTCCAGATAGGTTGGAATCTGAGATTGTTTCCAACTGTGAAATCTTCTTAGTTCCCACGAATAATCACACTATTCCTACAGGTCTATTTATAAAGAAAATCAACCGCCTGTCAGGTCGATTTGATCTTCCTCATCACTTTCTTCTTGAGTTTTGTATGCCCATTCATCTGTATGTCCTACTGACCACCACTTAGGCAGAGTTTCAACAGCATAATTTTGCGTACATACCTTGAAGTCAGGTTGTTTTAGGTTATCATTATCAACCAAACTGTTGTCAAAGAACTGACATCTATTATTTGGTTGTGCTGCAAACTGTCCGTTGTCCAATGCAATGACATTAAATGTCTTATGTTCTGGATCATGCTCCGAGAAATTAACATCTAATACAGAGAAGTCAGGGTGTGCAGTATCAATGGTGAATTCATATTCACCAGGATGCATCTTCTTGTCCTTTCCGAAGAAAGAACATCTACCTAAGATTGGTTTTTCAACTACAGTAATATTGTAATCAAAACAATCCCAGAGTTCTAATACATCTAATGGTAATTGATCGTCCCAGTTAATATCCTCTTTCCATACAAATGCACTAAGAGGTAACTTATCAAACAATGCACCATAATCAGTAAGCAATGTTTCAAAGTATAATGCTTTTGCTTGAATACTTCTTACTGAAATCCATATGCCAGGTGTGAGTTCTCCATGTCCTTTTTCAAGATCATAGAGGTATTCTTTTTTGACCCATACCTTTCTAGGGGGTAGAGGATGTACTAGATATGCCATAATAAAAAATTCCTATAACTATGTATCTGACCAAAGTTTAAGATTAAAACCTGCAGAATATCTTACATCATTAGATTTGTTTTCACCTACAGCATGATATAAAGAACCAGGAAAAAATACTACTGAACCTTCATCAGGAGTAAAATCAAATACAGTATATGCTAAAGTCTGTTGTCTAATTTCATTTGTATAATTTTTCATAACTTCCCACTGGTTATAAGCGTTTGGAGACTCAAAAATAAGATCTCCTGATTCTGGTGGTGTATTAATCCACAATACACCAGACATTTCAGCACCAGGATGACAGTGTAATACGTTAGTGTCACCAGGTCTGTTTACATTTAACCAATGTGATGTTACTTCAAAATTTTTAATATTATAATAATTGTTATTATTAAAGAATTTGATAAGAGCAGAGTTAATTGTATTTAAAACAATGCCAGAATTAAGAAGTTCAGAGTGCCAACCTGTATTTGATTTAGTAATCCCTTTTGGATCAGCAACTTTCTTTGCATCTACAAAACCAATTAAGTCTGCTTTTATATCACTGTAATTATCAACAGCGACATGATGAATATTTGTTGGAAATAATGGAATAATACTCATAATTTTGGTAAAAAAAGAGAGGTGTTTCCCACGCACCTCTCGGAAAAAACATTCACTATGAAAACTAAGTAAATTTAAACAAACACTTACTTATGACAGAGGGCACTCCTTCTAAATGGAGATCTTTTGTACTCCCTCCGTAATAGTATAGCAAAGTTTGGATTAGGTGTCAAGCATAGGAGTGAAGAGATTTGAACTCTTACGACCACATGGTCAACAGATTTTAAGTCTGGTGCGTCTACCGATTTCGCCACACTCCCAATCGCTTTTTCAATGCTTGCAACCTTTTTTGGGCAGCACGAAGTGCTTGAGGTTTAAGGTGTCTTTTCTTCTCCTTTTTTGAGTGGTGTTGCCAATTTGGTATTTTCATCTTTTTTTAACTCCTTCATATATTCTTCTCTACCATCTTTGGTAAAGACTTTCTTTTCATAATCAAAGTAAGGGTGTGGTGCAGCAGAAACTACTGGATCTTTTGTTTTGTTTTTAATAACAATAAACCTGTCAGCAGCAAATGTTCCCGCTAACTGAACTACAACTTCATCAGTATCTTTCCAGTTGACAGTGCCATCCTTTTTGGTATGTAGCATTGCTTCTTGAATTTGGTCAATTAGTTCTTGAGTTAGTTTCATTTCTTTTTAAAGACTCCTATTTTTGCGAGGAGATATACTGATAGTATAGTCCAGAACACAACTTCTAATCCTATATTATTCATTGTTGTTGTTGCTCCATAAATTGTTTCTTAAATTCTTCAACTTGATCAACAACTTCATCTGATAAAGGAGGACCTGATTGTACAATTGGTGACATTAAGACGGCTTTACCATCTTCACGTTCAATTCGCCAGATGACTCGATTACGTTCGCACATATTCACTAAGAATTCTAGATGTTCACTAGCTTCTTGAAAAGTGCAGTTAATGGGTGGGTTCATTCTTTTTCAGAAAAACAATAAGTTACCAACTCTGAAGGCACATCATTTTGGATATTGGTTACTGTTTCCAAAAATCCATCAGCACCTTTTTTAGTCCATTGCCATTCGATAGTGTCGTCATAACCATCACTATCTACGATCTTTACTGATCTACGAGAAAAGTTAATGAATACTTGTTCAATGTAGATTCCTGGTTCGTAGTAATCCTTTTTCATTTGATTCTCGTTTACCTCAATATTATAGTGTATCAAAGATCAAGTGTCAAGGATTAGTTTAGGAATATGCTTGCTGCGGTCAGTTTCATAACTGCACCTGCTGTGAGGTTCATTGCAGCACCTGCGACTATAGAACAGGCAGTAGAAGAGTTCATTGCAATAGCACCTGCAGCAACGTTAACATTATACAAACCTGTTACAACGTTATTATTATATCCTGTTGCACCAGAAGTAACAGATATAGGACCTGCAGGATTAGCAACAATATATCTTGGAATTGCATCAGCAGCAGAACCTGCGGGTGTCATAACAGTTTCACAAGAACCTCCAATCTTTCTAATAATACCTGCTTTAACTTTAGGAATAGGTGATGGTGGGAAGTTAATAGTCTCAAATAATGTAGTTGTTGCAAGGGTGATAGAGTTATCGGCAGACATAATAATTTCACCACCACTCATAGTTTGTTGTGTTGAAGAGTTCTCAAATATACTACCAGTAATCTTACTTGCTGTAGTTCCAATATTACATTCAGCACCTTGTAATTCAAACTTAGCACCAACAACAGCCATATCTACATCAGATCCAAACTTAATACTATGTTTCTGAATCTTTTCATTGGTTTTCTCACCCTTTTTATCAACAATCTTAGGTGCACCTTCAGCATCAAGGAAGAAACCACCACCAACTTCAATGTGGCAGTCACCAGTAATTTTTAAATGATAGTCACCAGAAATATTACGAACGTAATCTCCTTCAATTTGTTTACAATCATCACCATTTACTTCACATGTATAATTACCAGCATAACTAGAATGATTTGCTACTAGAGCAGCATCATCATTATTATCTTTAGTTTGATTTTTGATGTATTCAGCGTACTGAATTTCTAAATCATCATCAGATAAGTTTGGTTTCTCTTTCCTTTTTGCTTTTAACCATTCATACTTAGCGTGTTCTTTGTTATTAAGTTTTACTGCAATGTGTGTAGTTCCGTTATTATCTGTTTTTTGTGTTGCTTCTCTACCTGGTGTTGCAACATATAGTTCGTATGCACCATTTATCCAAGTTGTAGCAGCACTTAAATATGGATCTGCTTGATTAAAAATGTTAGTAATTAAACCACCATTAGCATCATTCTCACCACACTTACCTCTATCACGTCCTCTAACTGCATTAATAGTTGCTAACTCCTCAGGAGTACAACTTGTAACACCATATAAAGGATAGAAACCTTTAGTATTATTACCACCATTGATCGGTCTATTACAATTACCACCAATAAATTTAAGGAACAGTGACATTAAACCAGTTAGGTTTAAATTTTGTTTGAATAAATCAACACCAGCTTCAAAAAGTTCAGTTCCCTTTTCCCATATTTCCATAATTTGTAATGCTGCACCACCAATACTAGAAAGCATAGCCTTTACATCAGTGATAATACCGATTGCAAAATTAGCAATCTTCTCAACTTGACAAACAACACTATCAATCACATCATTAACAGCATTTAAAATCGCTGTTGCTTTGTCTAAAATACCATCTACAAAACCATCAATAGCACCCATCAATGCCTCAATAGGAGCATTAATGTAATCAAGTAATCTTCCGTCAATAATACATAATTGTTTTAAAATTGTAGTAACTGCTGACGTAATCATAGCAAAAGTGGTAAATGGAATACCAGTAGCACCTGCTAATAAATTACCAATTTTTAATTTATCTGCTAATTTATGGAGAGATTCTCTAATAGCACTAATAACTTGAGTGAATATACCACCTAAAAAGTTTTGTAGTTCTGCTGTAAGTTGTTTGAGAGTTACAAGTTTACCAGTAATCATATCGATAAACTCATCAGGTTTATCAGTTTTTACTAAGAGACCAATTCTATTTGCAATTTTTTCAATAATATAAGATAAACTATACTCTAATGATCCCCACGGTCCTTTAACACCATTAGCAACGGAAATAGGTTTTTCTACATCTACAGGTTTTATTGGATTACCTACACCACCACCAATACCTGTAGCAGTACCAATATTCTTAGGAGATCCAGTTCCACCAACATCACAAGTTTTATTACCAGGCATACAAACTATATTACTATCACCCTGTCTGTTATATCCCTCTTCTTTCTCGCTTACTAATCCTCCATTTGGATCTAAAATACTTTTAGTAGCATGGTTTACACCAAGACCCTCTTCAAATTTTTCACCTGTAAAAGCAAATCTTTGAGAACTTTTAGTATCTGTTGATTTTGTTACACGCAAAACACCAATAACTATAGGCATTTGTGCGTTTTCACCATCCATAAAGAATCCCATAACGATAGCACCAGGCTGAAGTTGTCCAGAACTCTCACCTTGACCATCATTACCTGGTTGTGATGTATGTTGTAATACAGTTGCCCAAGGTAGTTTGTCAGTAGGAAGATCAGATGTAGTTCCTCCTTGTACATTGGTATAATATCCAAGCACACGAACTTTGACCCTACCAAGTTCCATAGGATCTTCATTATCTTCTACTTCTCCAACCCACCAGAAAAAACCGTCTTTTCCAACGAAATTTACCGTAGGTTCACCTACAATACCATCAATGTTTGCTGCCATTACTTCAAGACATTTTTTTATTATTTAGCAAGTCTAGTGAATCGATAGAAATGGTCGGTACCCCAAATTAGGTTGCCTTCCTTGTCTCTTCCTTGATCTGCACTATGTAACTTATCTCCATATAATACCATATGTGAACTAATTATAGCACCACCTATGACACATTGTCCTTCAGCAAATAATCTTCCTTCCCACCTATTATCAAATTGAACGAATAACATATCACATCCCTGTCTCTTCGTTCCATCTTCACTATAGTTTTCCATTAAAAAAGAGTCCCCCCTTATAAGAGACATTTTATGTCTCCCACTTCTATAAGGTTTG